AGAACACTCTTGATTTGCTGGTAAATTTGTAGTAGAAACCATCACAGCAATTCCCGAAGCATTCGCATAAACAGATAATGCAGGATTTCGATTGGTTTTATTTGCCAAAGTTCCACCCCAATCCTTTAGCGAAATCGGATTATATCCTCTTGGAAAAGGCATTAAAACTTTCCATCCAGCAAAATTGGCTGATTTATTTGTGATCGCAAAATTAGCTACTACAAGACGTCCACTTCGTTCAAATCTGACTGAACTTCCATTGGTAAAGTCTGTTGTATTCGTTGTGTTTACTGTTTTTGAAACAAAACGATCTAAAGCTACTGGTGTATCATTCACTGTTGGTGTCTGTAAAAAGTTTTTAAAACCATCAACAGACTGATTACCAGATGTTTGTACTAATACTTCAGCTCCATCAATTGCTCTAAAATGAGTTTTTAAATATTTAGGCACACCATTTTCTTTTAATTGCACAATATCAGACATTAAACTTCTCCTACTTTCTCAAATGTAATATTTGCTATTCCATCAAGTTTCTTTTTATCATCTTTAGACATCAAACCATTTGCTGTCGTTGTTGCTACTGCTGTAGTTGTTGCATTTTCTCCAGGATCACCTTTATCTCCCTTTGGTAAAACAAAATTAAATCTAGCTGCAGATGATGTTCCTACATTCGTAACAGAAGCGGTTGCCCCACTAGAAACTGTTCCTATGGTAATTGTTGCTGCTTGACCAGGATCGCCTTTATCTCCCTTCACTGTTGTTGGTTTGCCTTCTATAGCATTCCAATGAGTTTGTGGATAAACCTGTACATCGCTTTGTTTTATTTTTACGATATCTGTCATTCTCTATACCTCCCCAATTTTTTCAAAAGTAAAATTTGGAATTCTTTCGTTTGTGTAATTTTCTGCTTGATTTACAGCTTCTTGGAATTTTTGATCTACATATGACTGACTAACACCACCAGTCCCACTACCACCTGTAGAACTAATTGTTCCATCTTCTGCAATTGATATATTTGCACCTGCTTTTAATATTTTTAGAGATTCTAATTTTCCCTTTAATTCTTCAGAGAAATTGAAGTCTGTTTGCTTAGTTGCAGATAAAACTCCTTCTTCAGTAACTTCTAAGAGTTCCCCAACTTTTATACCTCCTAATTGTTCAGGGGTAGCAATCGGCAAAATATATGTTCCACCTTCTCCATTTACAATCTTTTGAAACATTTCAGCAGTAAGAATACCATCGCTTGTCTCGCTTGCATAAGGTAGTTCAGTAATTGCATTCTCTAATCCTAAATCAGCTTTCGTTAAAATGACTGCACCATATTTACCATTAACCGAAAGAACTTTTGATTGTCCTGATATCATTTTTTCTAAGCCTAAAACTGCAGAAACATGTGTAATTGGCATAAATTGACGTTTAACACCAGATTCATCAGTTTCCATCATTCTCTTTACTTTAACCATCAAATCACCCCAACTTTCTCAAGAGTGAATACATTTTGTTTTTCATCATCAATGGTGGCTATAACTAATGCTCCTTCGGATATATTACTTTCAATAGTTTCTACTTTTTCTACCTCATGATTCTTAGAAAATAAATCATCTTGTAAAACATCCACCATTTCAATTTCACCGTATTCGATAGTAAATAAACTTTCTCTCAATTTTTCGAATAAATAATCCATATCTGCAAGCAAACGATTAGAAATTGAATTGTGTCGTTTCCCTTGAATATCCACTCTCGCATCCATCAATTCCGAAAGCATCGTTCCTCCAGGATCAATTGTTTTTAAAATATCCTTGATTGATTCAAACCATGACAAGTAATCTGATTCTTGTCCTTCTCTCCAATCTTGGAAACTATTCTCCTGTTCCTCTCTCCAGCGATCAAATTCTTCTTTCCTTTCATTCATCCAGTCCGTAAAATCGCCTTTATTTTCATTAATAAAATCTGTCATATCCACAATTAAATCTTCAATTGATTGCCAATAAGAACCCATTTCTCCTTCTGTTTTTGAAACAGCATTGATGACAAAATAAGAGAAGTCTTGAGTTGTTCCAATCAAGTCTTCTCCTTTAAATATAATGAAATTGGCTGTTTGCCGATGTAAACACTGCATAGAGTATTGATCAAAAATATATTTGATTTTTCCTTTTCTAGCATCAATGATTTCCGCTTCCAATTGGACTGGATATTTCTCACCAACAACTGATTCAAAATAAACAATACACTCTGTTAAATCGTATGGAAGTCCATTTTCAACAATTGTCGCTTCCATAACCTCTGTATTCTTATTGCCTTGTCGAACTTGAATCATCCCCACATAATTATATGGTTCTGTTGTACTTAAAACGACATTCCATTTACTCATAGAATCACCACCTTAAAATTGGATATAATTTCTTGGATTCTCAAAATCAACAACTGGCTGTGGCCAATAATTTTTCATAATTTGAAAATGTAGATGTTCTCCAGTAGAAGGACCAGTTGTTCCCATCAAGCCAATCTGAACGCCTTTCTGGACTTTTTGTCCAACAGAAACATCAATACGAGACAAATGAGCATAACCCGTCCACTTCCCATTATTATGTTTGATAACCACGTAATTACCATACCAGTCATAATAATTAGCACCAGCCTGAACAACTTCTCCATCTAATGCTGCAAAAATAGGCGTATTAGGATTGCCATTTACAAGATCAATTCCATTATGGAATTCTTGGCCACCATTTATTGGACTAGTTCTCCATCCACATTCTGAAGTAACTGTCACTGGTTTTTGAATTGGACAAATGAAATTCCCTCCAGGTTCTGGACTGGTTAGTCCATGTAATTTGTTATACCAAGATTGGGCATAATTTTGGCGTTCTGGATGTGCAGAAGCTGGGCGTTCGAAGTTCATTTCAAAAGCATATGCTGCACTTTTGGCATCATTAATCGATTTAAATCCTGATACTGTGGTTGGATTTACTTTTCCGAGCCATTGACCGTTGAACATACACCAATCTAATAATTTTACTTGGGCTTCAATACTTCGATAATCTTCTTGAATCCCTGCGGTGTTCATCAAACGCTGAACATACTCTCGTCCGTTCCAAGTTGGTGATCCGACTAACGGATAAGCCGATCCATCCCATTGTACAAGCCCATAAGCTGGACCACCAAGTTGTTCTGTATCAGGATTCATACTTGCTCCAACTTCTCCCTGAATATTTCCTAAAATACCTGCAGCTGCATATTCAGAATAGCCACGAGCTTTCAACATTGTCCAAATTTTCCATGCTCTTTTTTCAGATTCCGTCGTCAATTGAGGAGGGATGGTTCCAGGATCACTTCCTCCACTTCCCCCTCCATTCTTATCAATTTTTATACCATTCACATAAAGCTCGCTTACATCTAACCGACCACTTATAGAGGTTCTGCCAAGCAAATCTATACGATCATTAATTAAAAACATGTTTTTTTTACCGATAATTATCCCTTTTCCTTTAGCAGAACTAATAGCAACTGCTTCACCATCAGAATTTAAATTAATTTGTAGTGCTTTACCATCAAAATCTGCATACACAGGATTTCCTTGAGAATCCATACCAACAACTAAGTCAGGAAACTGATTACCTTCAGTTCCCATTGTTCCGATAGACCTGTTACCATACCAGAACTCCATACCTTTTTTTGTTAACTGCATTATTTTTTGATTTTTATTTCTAATTTCCAACAATCCATTAACAAGGCGTAAAACGTCACCAGTTTTATTAAAAGAATTTTGGAATACATCGGCTTTAATAATTCCTGTTTGAATAAAATTAGCATTAAACTTACCGTCTAAAGTCCATGCGGTATCAAATGGTCCTTGCCATCCTTTTGATGAGAAGCCTATTCCGCTTTTATTTATTCGTAAAACAAGTCTTGCTTCTTCTAATTTAGGATGATCACAAAAGAATAAATCAGTTGGTCGATTCTTAGGCCACCATATAACATGACCACCATCATTACCAGAAATAATATTGGTGACTACATCAATAAAATCACTTGCATATTTTTTACCTGTATACCCTTTTAACGTATTTGATATTTCTTGTTTCTGTTTCTCAAAGAAGGTATATTGGGTATCACCGGCTTCTAAAGATTCAACTCGCTCATTTAAAGAATCATAAATTACTTTAGTTATTTGAGCAGTAATATTAATCTTAAAACGTTCATGAAAAATATCAAATGTATCAAATAATCCAACTTCACGAAATTTTTTAAATCGTTTTGCTAAAGCTGTATCTTCCATTTTTCGAATGTTCAATTCAATAGATATATTTGGTTGATCACAATTAGGATTCATGGAACTAAAATATTTCTTTGATACTTCATTTAAATTTTTTTGATCTGTAACACCTTGATCTTCTGTAAATTGAACATATTCTGAATAAATCTCGCCATCATACTTATTGATATTGGGTGAATCTACTGGATTTCCAAATATCCGTTCTGTTTCTCCTTCATTATTTTGTACATCTGCATAAGGAAAAATTCGAGTTAGTAACCCATCAAAATTAGTTTCAACTTTCAAACCAGTTAAATTTTTTCTGTATCTAAAAGTTGTCACATGATCTCTACCTCTTCGGTTTAATAAAGATAATTTGAATGGCTCATGTTTCATCTCGCCACCAAATATTTGGTTTAAAGAACCCTCTATTCCCTTAATACATTTTAAAGGATTGGATACTTCGATACTTGTTGATCCTACACGAGTAATATCACTAAACAAACGAATATCACTAGGTTGATCCATTGATCTTTCCAAGTATTTCATTGCTTCTTGACAAGTAGCTCGCTCAAATTCTAATTTCTTCACCGCACGATTTCCGAGTTTCATAGTTCTAGATTTTCCGTAAACATATAACAATCCTGTAGCCATATCTTTATAATGATTGTAAATATAAAAAATATGAAAATCATCCGTTGCATTAGGTTTACATTTGATCTGATAATTATGATCTTCTAATTGACTTGAAAATTTAGCATTGATTGGAAAACTTAATTCGACAGTATAACTGCCATTTGCTTCCTCTGTCACTAGACATTTTTTACAATCAGATAATATGCCAATACCTCCAGCGGTAAAATCTATGTCTGTAGGACTATATAATACTGGTTTCATATCTTAGTTTGCCACCTCGGTTCAATAACAATCTTTCTTACATTACTATTCCATGTAATCCGATTCTCTCCAGAGTCTAAATAAGGATAAATTTGATTACTTAACAACTTCCTATGTTCATTCACTAAAACACCATCTACCTCACGATAAGTTTCCATCACATCTGGATCAGAATCGATTGTAATATCTGAAGTGACATTCGAAAATTTTGTCTCTCTTCCATTGATAGAAAGTGTCACATTGCCAGATCCATATATTTTAATTTTAGGATAAGATGGGTAGCGTTCTGGATTATAAATAGAACCCTGTTTATCCAAGATAACAGGGTTCATTCCTAGAATATTTTTTTTGAAAGGAGCAATACTTAAATCAAACGAAAAAGGAACTCCTCTTAATGTATGAAAAGTTCCTTCGAAATTTGGTTCATTTATTACAATCGCTTGATAAATGTATATAGGGTCCCAATAAGGTACAAAATCTACATATTCTCCTTTTGTATCCAGTGCTTCTGTAATCAAATCTTCATAATATTGAATGTGTTCCAGTGTAGGTGATAAATAAAAACAATTTAAAGTTTGTTCAACATTTGTATAGTAACCACCATCGTTAACTGCTAACTTATTTAATCCAGAAACTTCTTCTAAATTAAATACCCTTTTAGCTTTTTTCTTTTCTGGTCTCTCACAAATAAATGCATTAAATTCTTTACTCCAATGATTTCCGAGTTTAAACCAACCATCAATCATGATTATCACCCACTAAATTCATTTTTATTTTTTAAATCAACAAACTTATACATCAAATATTCAGCAATTTGATCTAATGTTTCTTTTGGTAAATTGCCATAAGCTGTTAAATGTAAATGAATTTCATCTGTAGCTTGTTTCTTAGATAAACCAACATCTACAGCTTTTTGAATATAAGCCATTAGTTTATCTAAAGGAGCCACTGCTTCTTTACCAGCTTCACCGCCACCTAACAATTTATTTCCAGAAGCACCGAAAATTGTCGGTTTAGTTAAAATCCCACCATCAGCAAACCATTTTACGTCAATTCCTGATGGATAGGTAATATCTTTCCCTAAAATTTTCTTGCTAGATGTTTTCAAACTAAAATGAGGAAGCTTAATATTTCCTATAGCTTCCGCAATTTTTCCTATAAAATTTTTTATGCTATCTTTCACTTCATTGATTTTGTCAGCCAATCCTTGAACAATTCCTTTTATTTTTTCAACTACAGATGAAATTTTACCTCTCATCTTGTCAAAAACAGAACCTACAGTATCTTTCATCTTAGAAACTACATTACTAATAGACGAAGTAATTCCTTGCCAAATAGAAGTCAGTTTATCTTTTACAGAAGTAAATATATTTGAAGCGGTTGTCGAAATTTTGGTCCATGTAGTCGATAAAAATTCTTTAATTACATTCCAAAATTCTGTTGCTCTATTTTTTATTTGACTCCACATATTTGAAAAGAAATCTCTAATTGGAATAAATATATTTTTTGCAGTTTGAGAAATACTTTGCCACAAGCTAGTTAAGAAGAGTTTAATTGCTTCCCAAGCAATTGTTACCCCAGCTTTGATTGCTAACCAAATTCCTTCTAGTATTGTTTGCAATAATGAAAGAGGAACTTTAATGATATTTACGATTGCTTGAATAATTGGCGTTAAAAATTCAACGATTCCCTGCCAGACTTCATGAATTTTGTTTGTAATACTATCCCATGTGTCTGAAAGAAATTGTGTGATTTTTGTCCATGTTTCGGTTATATAATCGGTAATTCCAGTCCAAAGATTAGCAAAGTACTCTCTTATGGATTCAAAAATTTCTGATGCTCTATCAGAAATACCTTCCCAAACTTCTGATATCCATTTACTGAACTTATCCCACTTATCAGACAACCAGTCAGTAATTGCCCCCCAGTTTTTTATTACAACAATTACTCCAGCTATAAGTAATGTTATGGCTATAAGTACCAAAGTAACTGGTCCACCTAATATATCCACTATTGCTGTAATAGCAGCAGCAATCCCTGCTATAATACCTACAATGGATCCAACTCCTAAAAATGCTGCAATAAAAGTCTTCACAGGACCTGGTAAATTTTGAAACATTTTTAATATCTCAGTCAATCCTTCTAATAGAGGAACTAACGCAGTTGCTAGTTCTTCACCTATTGGAGCTAAAGCTAACTTCAGCTCATTCCATGCTCCTTGCATTTTTTGACTAGTTGTAGTGGTATCATTATTTAATTTATCTGCTGCACCTGCTATGTTGTCATAAGCTCCTTTTACTTTCTCAGCTTCCTCTCCAACACCAGCTAATGCTTCCATAACCTTGATGCCGTTATCTTCACCTAATGAACCAAAAATGCTAGAAATTAAAGTTGCTTTTTCCTGCTCTGTACCAACTTCTGAAATTTTTTGAACTAATGAATCAAATATTTCTTCGTTTGAAGCTCCACCTTTTGACATAGTGTCATATAGGTTTTGCCATTCTCCACCTAATTCTTCAACTGCTGATTTAACTGAACCATCTGAAAGTCGAATACCCATTTCTTTAAGAACATCATTTACTTTGTCCAGATTGTAAGCTCCAGCTTTTGTACCAGCTTCTAGTGTCTCAAACATTTTTTTCATAGAGTAACCATTTTGTTTGAAATGTATAGCGTATTCTGCCAGATTGTCTCCAACTTCATCTGCCCAAGTATTCCCGTTTCTTTGTAAAGCAACAGTAATCATATCTAGTGATTCTTCCGCAGTAGCGCCATAGTGTTGTTGTAAAGCAGCTACTCCTCGAATGGTTTCTGCTAAATCAACCCCGAAAGTATTTTCTAAAACTTTTACATTTTGAACAATTTTGTTCAGTTCTTGACTACTCATGTCACCAAGATTTTTAGATACCAAAGCTACCGCATCGGCAGCTTCATTCATATCGTCGAAAAGTCCACTAGTAAAAACATCATTTAAAGCTTGTTCATATTTTTTAGCTGATTCTGTACCTGCAACTCCCATAGAAGCATTTAATTTCTTCTGAGCATCTTCTACTTCCATAAATGCTTCAATAGTTTTTCCAGCCATATCTTTGGCTTTATCAGACATTTCACTTAGAGACTCACCCGCATCTAACAAATTACCTTTGTCGATTTTATCGTCAATTTCTTCTAAAGTGTCACCTATTTTGTCTAAAGCATCATCTGCTTTATTAGCATCACTTTTTAAACTATTTAAGTCAGAAGAAACCTTTTGAACAGAATTTCCATCATCAATTGAATCGAGTGCTTGTTTCATTTTGTTGATGTCTGCCGTTTGACCTAATGCAGCTCTACCAATTTTATTTAATGCATCTTCAAGTTGAGAGGAATTGGCTTTTCCTTCTTTGATTGCTGCCGTTAGACGTGTTCCTAAAACGTCTGAAAAATCATTGATATCTGTTCCTGTGGCTTCAAAAAAAGTGGATAATCGCTGTGTATTTTGAGCAAGTTTTTCTTGTTCTACTCTCATACTCGATAATTGCCCTTTAAAACCATTTAGAGCACCTTCAGTGGCTTCAATTTCTCGCTTAAACTTCCGATATTGTTCCTCACCAATTTCTCCTGATTTAAATTGCCTTTCTACATCAGCTTGGGCGCCTTTCAGTGCTTCCAATTTATTGGTAGTTAATTCAACTTGTCGAGAAAGCAATTCTTGCTTCTGTGAGAGTAATTCAACGTTATTAGGATTTAGTTTTAACAAACGCTCTACATCTTTCAATTCTTTCGATACATTTGTCGATTGATTAACAATATCTTTCAGTCCAGATGTTACGCCTTTAGTGTCTGCATCAAGTGCAATCGTAATTCCTGAAATTTTCTTTTTAGCCATTTATTCCCCTCCTCTCTAAAATGCATCAAAGTCTGCTTGAGTCGCTTTTCTAGTTTTAGATTTTGTAGATGATTGTTCTTGATGATTATCTATCCATTCTTGAACGAAATCTAAGCAGTCACCTATTTCCATTAACTGCATTTCTTCATTTGATAAACCTACTTGTTTGCAAATAAAAAGAAATGACTCCGTAGTAAGTGTTTCGTCACTAGAAGCCATTTCATCGTTTACTTTTTTTTAGTTTGTATACTATGGGAAATCAACTCTTGTAATTCTCCAGCAAAGTCTGCTAATGGTAAAGAATCCAAACTTTCTAACCAAGTGATTGGATCAGGAATAGTTGAATCTGCCGCTTTAGCATAAGTCCATACAAAATTATATAAAAGGGTTAATTCTACCCTTTTCAAATCATCATATGAAATATCATTTAAGTTAAAACTACCATCTTTATTTTGATTGTCTAAAGCTTTCGCTAAAGTTAAGAGGTCTGCAAAAAAATCACTTCCAAATTGCATCTTATACCGCAAAGGTGTTGCAGCATTAGAAGCTAATCGAATTTCAGTAGCACCAATCTTAATTGTTTTTTCCATAATTAAGCAACTGCTCCTTTTTCATAAACTCTTGTAAACCATCTGTCATAAACACCAGACGGAGTATCTGGTCTTGTTTTAGTTTTTACAGCTTTATCAGAAGGCCGTGGTCCGGCACTAAATGTTAATTCTGACGTATTTGGATCTCCTGAATCCTTAGTTGTCGATCCTACCGTTGGACGATTTGTTGTACAATAATACAACACATGTCGAGTTGCTGTTTTATCTCCTTCAAATTGGAACATTAGAGCAAAAGGAGAAGTCTCAGCATTCGCATACTCTGTTTGAACTTTATCAGTATCATCTACTTTTTCTCCCAAAATATCTACAGCAAAATCTTCGGGAATTCGAGCGCAGGTATAGGTTCCGTCGTATCCTTGATTGTTTGGAGAAGTATAATAATCAACATTATCTGCTTTAAACTTAATCAGATCTCCAGAAGGTTCAATGGATAATTCAACTGCACCAGGAAAATGAACCGGCGTTCCATAAGTAATTTCTCCCGTTTCTGGATTTAAAGTCGCTTTAGCATAATAAACATTTTCCAATCCAAACTCTACACGATTCTTTTCAGCACTTACTGCTCTTTCTTTTTGTGCCATTTCTTTCACCTCTATTTTAAATATTGATTTCGTATGCTTTTAAATACATTTGTTCGGATGACAAATAAGTTTCATAAGTATCAAAAGGAATTTTGTTTGTACTAAGTAATTCCTCTAATTTATTTTCTTCACGAATATTCTTGGTATTTGTATATAATTCAATGATAACGTCCGTCTTTTTGAGAAACACCTCATTATCAGCATAAAAATTATCACTTGAATTTTCATAGTAAAGTAAATAGGGTAATTCTGGTACTTGTCCTGGTTTCCATTCACGATAAGAAATAGGTAAATTCATTTGATCCAGCAATTGTTTCAATTCAGTTAACAACATACTCATTTCAACCTCCTAATCAGCTCTTTTTCTAACGAAGAAATGGCCTTTTCTTCTGCGATAGCTATATGAGGTTGTCCTTTTACTTTCCCTATGGTTCGTCCGCCTCGTTTTAGAGCGTGACCATTTTCTAACAAGTGTGTTAATCGATAAGTAGGATCTTTTTGAAAAACAATTTGTCCAGTAGGACCTTGCTTTCTTTTGGTCCAATTACGTGCATATTTTCCAGAACGTTTTGGACTACTACGCTTTAATTCCTGAACAGTTTCTTTCGCCACAAGCTCTGTTGCTTCCCCTGCTTCTAATTCAACTTCTTTACTATATGACTTAACTACATTAGAAATTTCTTTTGATAATTCGCTAATGTGGATTGAATTACTCATTTCTATCACCTAAATTCAAACGGCAAATAACTTCTAACTCTTCATAATTTCTTTGATATGTTCGAATAATTTTGTATTTATTTCCTTCGAATTTAAGGTAGTTTTCTCCAGAATACTCATAAGGATGAATAATAAACAAATGAAGGTTCTCTATACCATTTTGTCCAGCCTGATAAAATTCGCCTCTACTTACATTATCCTCGTAAGCCATTACTGGAGTTTCTTTGTATTTAGCTATCTGATTTCCTATTTCATCACTAGTAAATCCATCATTTTCAAGAAGAAAAATATCTAAATCCCATGTCTTATCCATATTTATCCCTTCTTCATCGAAAGTACTAAATTATGCAATCTAAATTGTAAATTTCTTGGCATAACACCTTCACCTCTCGATCGATATCGCCAAGCTGAATAATCAACAATAAACATGATATGAAGATCATCATTATTATCAATTATAATTCCTTGTTCGGATTCTAATTCACTAATCACACTGTCAATAATTGATAACAAATACTCATTTCGCTTATCTGTCATGATACCTAAATTCACTTTTAATAACTCTAAAATTTGAGTGTTCATAGTCATCTCCTAATAAGAAAAGAGGAAACTAGTCTGTTTCCTCTAATAATGTTAATAACTCTTTTTTGCTCGCATTTGATTTATAACTAATATTTTGTTCGTCAAGAATATTTTTTAAATCAGAAATCGTCAAAGACTCGTAACTATTTTTTGCCAGTCTTGACTCTGGCATCGTTACTCCCCCACTGTATCTAATGTTACTTCTACAAACGCTTCAGGCACTACTGGTTTTCCATCATAACGCCCTAAACCACGAACAGCTGTTTGATCTTCTCTGAATTTATAATGACCTGACATATCTACACGAACCGATTCACGTTCTACCAAAGTGTATTTATCAAACACTCCAAATAAGAGTTTATCTTGTGGTAAGTAGTTATTGAAAACTACTTTTAATCCTAAGAAGTTAGGTTGTGCTAAATTAGGTAATTGAACGACATCTACTCCATTAGAATTTACGTGAAGCGTTAGCGTAGCAATTCGATTATAGTAAGTTTGACGATGCATAACAGCTACAATCTCACCAGTAGCATCTTCACCAGTATCAATCAATCCTAACACTGGAATTAGTTCTTCATAAGTTGGTTTTTTTGTTACTTTATTTTTGCCAGGAATTTTAGGAAGGATTCCATCAGGTTGTTTATCATCCTTTCCTGTACCAGTAACAATGGCTTTATCCAACCCTTTTGCAATAGATCGCGCAATTCTTTTCGTTAAATAATCATCTAAATTAATAACAGAGTCTTCTAATAAAGAATTATCAATATAGACAATTCGACCAATCTTGAAACCGTCAAACTCAACTGCAGTTAGTTTAGAATCATCATTTTCTGGTAATGCTCCTCGCATTTCTAACCAAGTTGCTTCACTAGTATCTACATCTAAAATTAATTTCACACGACCTTTAGCAATCACTTTGTCAACTAATGGATATAGCGTAGTAAAATCACCAATACGCTCACGAATACGGTTGACAATGACATCTGGAATGATTAATTCTGCGCCACTTGGTCCATCTGGCAAAACTTGACCATTTGCACGCATTTGAAGTCTTTCGCGTAGTTCATTATAAAATTCTTTCACATCTGAACGTTCATGATAATCTGTATTAGTTTTTGCTCTGGTATTTTGTTTTACTGCCATATCTCTTTCCTCTCCTTTATTTGAAGGTTTCTTTTCATTCAACTGTGTTAATTCTTCTTCCAAAGAATTGATTTCTTCTTCTAGTTCTTGGATTTGTTGATCATGAGGCTCTTTTTCTTCATTAAATTTATTGACCTCATCTTCCACTACTTGTTGTTCTTCCTCTGTTTTAGCTTCTTCAATGGCGGTTTCTAAATCTTTTTCTCGCTTTTGAAATTCAGCATCTTTTTCTCTTAATGAATTAAGCATTTCTTTTTTATTAGTAATTTTTCTTTGTAGCATGATTTGTTTTAGTGCCATGATTATTTCCCCCTATTTTTTAATTGATCTAATAAATTTTTACGCCACTGTTTCGTCTGTTTTTCACGATATTGCTCTAGTTGATTATGCCTAGCTTGTACTCCTGTGTCTTCATAAGCAGGGAATGTTACTACAGAAACTTCATGAAGATCAATTTCTTTTAACAACCACTTAACCGTGCCATCTTCTCTCCAATCAGTTTCTTCATTCAAAATATTAAAACCAAATGAACATTGATCTACGTCACCACGTTTTACACGTTCATATAGATTTAAAGCATCTGAATCATTTTCGTTTATGGTAATTTGTCCCCATAAACCTCTAGAATCAACACTTAATTTCAATGTCCCTGACTTGTTCCTACCTAAAACTAGAGTAGTTTCGTGATTTGTTAACGCTCGTATATCATTGCTCAAAGAGCCGTTGAAAGCTTCTGGAGAGATTTCTTCAAAAGCGCCTGGCCAAAGCTCTGTTTCTTGATTAAAAACAGCAAAATAACCTTCAATAATTTTTTCTCCTGTTGTTTCTTCTCTGGTAGAAAAATTAGTGGCCATGGAACGTGTTTGATTTTCTTTTACACTCACTCAGAATCACCACCCTTTAATTTATTTTGTTCTCCAATCATTCCTTGAGGAATAAAGTTTTCTAAGATAATCAGATCATCTAATCCTTTTTTAGGAGAATCACCTATCATATTCAAAACATCATTTCCTGTATAGATTCCTCGAATATATAAATTCATCCCAATTTCTGCTAATTCTTTAGTATCGTAAGCCATTAAACTCTTAGAATTACATTTGAAATACCAATTTGGATTTTCAAGAAGCCCTTTAGTCAGTGTTTGTTGAAAAACATCTGCAATAGCTTTGATTCTTGTACGAACGAAATTGTTATACTCATCTTTATCAAAAGTACCTACACCTAAAATAAACGCAGGTACATCTAGCAATGCTGCGACAGTTTTCTTATCGATTTCTACAGATTCATTGATTGCAATATCTTTTAACGATAATGGTTTTACTTGTTGTACATCCAATAGCTCTGCAGGAATAATCCATGGCTCTCCTGGTCGAGATTCACCTAAATATTTGTCCTTGATTTGCTGTCTCCCAGCTTCACTTGCAATACTTTCATTCATTGCATCAACCTTTACAATGACATTGGGCATATATTGACCACTCATGAATGATTTTTTAGTCGTATTTGCTTGACGTAAATTATGAGTAACATCTCGTAGTTGAATCCTATAACCCGTTCCTCTCCATGGTTGTTCTGGATCAGGATTGATTGCAAAATGTAAAACTTCATCTGGATTATAAGTTGATGTTCCATATTTAATTTGATATCCTTCATCCAGTTCTATAAAGCTGACTTTAGAAGGCTTTAGTGGTTTCAATTCATGAATAAATCCATCTCTCATTTCTGGAAATACAATCGCATTTCCATCTCCTGGAAGTAACATCGAATACACAATGTTATAGACCCAATTCTTTCTAGTCATATAAGAATAAGGTTCAATATCGATTTTTCTAGATAATTCATTTTTAATACGAATATCTCCACTATCTGAATTTTCCATTAAGTGAATCGTCATTCCTGATACTAAATCAGCAATTTTTTGACAAGCTGTTTTTACTTCTGGATTATCAGACAGTCGAGTATAACCTGGAACTAATACTTCTCTTGCAACATCTGACATAAAAAAACCAACCGTAGGATCACTTGATCCTGATGGTTGGGGTTCTGACCGTATTTTATTGGCTTTTCTTCTTTTTTTAGACAAAGGAAATCACCCTTTCTTCTCTTAGTATTTACGATTTAACCATTCTGTTCCAACATTACCGAATGCCATATCTTCTAGCATCTGACAACAGCTAAATACACTTGCATCAAACAAATCAACACGCTGAACTCCGCCGTCACCATCTAGTTTATCGTACTGAATCATATCATCTGTTTTTTCAATGGCTCTTACATTTTGAACACAATATTCATAAGCATCTGAATGAAGATAATAAAATTGTTTATTTTTTACTTTTACCTCAATATGGCGAAATCCTTCTGACTTTTTATGAAAGTATTGTGGTTGATCTTTTATTTTAAATCCTGCTTTTTTCATTTTAAAAAAGAATTCTCTACCAAATTTTTTATCAAAACCAACAAGCTTAATTTTGAATCCCTTTTGTTTCATTGAAATAAACCAATTAACAATATCATCATGTAAAACGGTAGGAGTATTACTCATTGTGAGCCAGCCATCTTCTTTCCAACCAAACAATGGTATTCCATCTTCTTCTGCTTTCTTTACAGCAGCTAATTTAGGGAAGAAAGCATGAGTAATACAGATATCTACTCCTTTATACGAACCATACAAAGCACCTGCAGTTAAATCATGTAATTTAGATAAATCAGCTCCTCCATACCAAACAATTGGTAATTTTGCTAAATCTTCTAATGTCCAATCATACTGCATATCAGAGCTTCTAAATTCATTAATATCGAAATATGCATCCATTGCATTGGTAAATACATTCAACGTTTTATTTAGAAATTCTGTTTTTAATTGTGGTTCATTCATTGCTTGTGAGGCATCATCTAATAGTTCATCCAAAGTCACTGTCACATTGATAGAAGGAGTACACATTTCTAATACTTCTGGATCATCAATAGTGGTAATTTCTCCTTTACTATTTAGAATATTACCTTCTTCGTCTTGATCTGCTTTACAAATGAAAATGAAATAAGAATCATATGCTGAATCAGTAATTGAACCATTTAATACCTTTTGTAAGGTTTTTAAACGATTAGCTAAGAAACCATCAGGAATATCTCCTGCGGTTGAAATCCCTATTAATAATTTATTCCGATATGCCTTCATCGCATTTTTCATTAAAGTGTATTTTTTTGCTCCTGCTCGTTTCCAAGAATGTAGTTCGTCTAATACTAGACAGTTACAGTTTAATGAATCGAGTTTATCTTCTTGGTTCGCAATTGCAAATATGTCACTTGTACCATCACCGAAATCGATTGAAATGGAATGTTCTTGATTGTTATCACGTATTCTTAGTTTTTCAACGTCTTCTTTTAATTCGTTGACGTTATCAACTAAAAAATTAAAGCATTCTAGCGTTTGTTTTACTGAATTGGCAACAATATAAGCTTTAGAGCCAGATCGTCTATCTAAAATACTTTTCGCTTCGGTTAGCGCAGCACTAAATGCAGTTTTGCCCTGTTTTCGTGGTAAAAAAATAAGCGCTTCTTTAAAACGCCTAATATCTGAACCTTTTTCGAAAAATCCAAATAAATTCACACAAACAAATTTTTGCCAATCAGTCAGCAATAATGGTTGCCCTTTATAACTTACGCCATTTTTATCTTCTCCTTGAACATGATGGATTGTACCTTCAATTAAGTTAATGACAAAATCAAATTGTTCTTGCCTAAAATCAATATCCGTTCGTTTTAAATCTTTCAAAAAACGTTCGCATGCTAGTCTTCTATCCAAATTAGCTAGTACTTTAAAATCAACAATTGATTTTGCATAATTTAAAGCTGTTTCAAAATGCTTAGATGTAATATTTGATAAGTCCATCTGATCACATCTGTTGTTGTTCTAAAAGTTTAGCAAAAGCGGATTTCTCTTTTTTAGGCATTTCTACTTCAGCTTGATAGGTTCTAGCATTCAGCATCAATCGATCAGAATAAGTACCTATATCTTTTCGAAGGTTTTCTAAACTTGCTAAAATTGGCGATTTCTTCCCACCGCTTTTTTCTGTTTCCAAAATAATTTCATAGCCTTGTCTTTCAAACTCACGACTTAGATAATTGTATTGATAAACCATATCGGAATAAACTTCTATAATTTGATTGTATTGTGGCTTATATGTTCCTAGTTCTTTCATATATTTAATTGTGCGTTTTTTTATACTTTCTCGTTTTGGGATATTTTTAGACAAGTTATCACCTCCTCAAATCAAGATATATTACTGCGAAAAAAAGGGCTTTTTTCTGCACGGTTTTTAACGATAAAAATAGCTCTGTTCATTGCTATTATCGTATTTCATCTCAAGGAAAAAATTTTTTCAAAAAGTCCTCGCTATTGGAAAAAGTTCCCATATCCGTTTCCCAAAAAATAATTTTAGATTTCAAAAGGAGGGGGGGATTCTCTCTCCTTTTTCCAACGCTCAAACTCTTTCTGCCTTTTTCTTTGCCAATGTAAACCTTCACCAATAATTTCATCATTCTCTCGATCGTGAAACGTATTATGTTTTTTGTGTGTTAATGGTAATAAGTTCCAATCAACAAAAGCTAACTCAGGATATTCTTTTCTTGGATAAATATGATGGACCATTTCTGCTTTCACTCGAATACCATATCTCTTGCTTTCTTGACATTCATATTGATATCTTCTTAATATTGCATTCTTCTTTTTGATCCATCGTTTACTTTTATAGAACGAATCAATTGTCATTGTTACTCTTCCCTTTGTTTTGTTTGTAATTCGTTCTAATTATTTTAGCACCCATTTTCTCATACCAATTAACAGTTTCTTTTAAATTTGGTAATGTATGAGATAATAATTGAATCGTTAAATTAACGGTATTCTTATTAACTGGAGTATTCTCTTGATAATTAACAGTTTGATCGCCAATAACCACATAGGCGTAATTACCATTCCAATGATCTCTCAAACCATTAGGATTATTTTCAGATTCAATAGCTGTCTTATAAACTTCTGCCATATTTACATTTACATTGATTTTTAGCACTGCTTCATGAAAATCATTCATTTAATTATCTCCTTTCAAAACAAAAAGACCACTCAACGAGTGATCTAATATGTAAAAACTACATCTCAGAGGAGCTCATGAGATGCAGTTATAACGCTATGTGAACACTGGACTAGAATACCGTCTCTAGCCAAGACCTACGCAATGATACAAAGCCTCACACAGGCAACTTGCCGTGTTCCTAGCAAGTCCAACTTAATGTTAGCGAGATTGCCCATTCCTCTTGCAGTAGCCATAGAATGGTATAAGGGTCTGATTGCCTCCACTACTGCTCAATCTCTAAGCGGTTTTACTTTCGGGATCTTGTACCGCAAACCCAAAGTCGCTGGCAAGGATTTGCACCTTGCATGATACCTACCCTAATTTGAGCTAAGCTCCGCCCTTTACTGGTATCCTTTGGAAGGACTAGTGCGTCTACCTGTTCCGCCACAGCAACATAATAAACAGACAGCAACCCGTTGATATAGATAAACAATGGAAATAAAGGAGGTTTTCACTTCCTTTTTCGTATTTTTGTGATTGTTTGGCTGCTGTCTATCAAAGCATAATTACAACGATGAGGGAGACTACCTCCCTTCGTTTATTTTGTCGAATTCCTTTTCTTAATCTTTCGACACTAATAGAATATCATGCTGTATACAATACTGACATAGCTACAATGTTCGAACATTTAGTGAACATTGGAATTTTAGAACAAACTAATTTGTTCAGCTTCGTCTCTGCGATTATTGTAATAATCAATCTCACTAAGTTTGTTTTGTCTATTTACCTTGTTCATTTCATATTCATCTAGAAAAGACAAAGTTTTACGAATTTCTGCGTGTCTTTGTCTAACATAAGATGCGCTGTAACCAATCTCTTCGGCTATTATCTCTAACGAACAACCCTCGACATACTTTTTTCGAATGATCTCATTATCAATTCCTTTAAAGGAGTTAATAATAGCAAGCATTTCTTTTCGTTGCTCTTCGAGTATTTCAATTTCATTTTCGATTTTTTGAATATTTTCTTCTAACATAGATGATCTAGAATTTTTTTCAATGCGGACGTCTGCTAAATCTCCATAGACCCACCGATTCAATTCAAGCTTACTTTTATTAAGATTCCATTTTAAGTAAAGAATCTGCTCATCAAGTTCTTGATAATCTTTTAACCACTGAAATCTCACAAACGCCACCCCTTATGGTAAAATAGTATTGCGCTGCTATCTCGTTAAGAGGTGGCTTTTTTTATGTTCTTTCTAAATCTCCATTTGAATTTGTCTCATTTCAAATTTTGTCACACTCGATGGTTCCCAACTGTTGATAAAATCCATGACTTTCTCATAATGTTTAGCTCTTAATTGCGTACGAGCGCCGACTCCAGTAACTTTTTTGACACCACTATTTATATCTTTAAAAAGCATACCGATTATTTTTTTATTCTTGCAATTAATCGAATAAGCCTTTGCTACTTCATAAACCCGTTTATTGATTCGTTTAGAGATAATATTATAATCACCTTGTGGTAACGGTTGGTTTTCTTTTAAATCTGAAACTTGCTCTTCGATATTATCAAGTCTTTGATTCGTCTCTTCGTTAGCTGCTAAGGCTAATTTTGCTAACTCTCGTGGTGAACTTGGTATTTTGATTTGTTCTCTCATGCTGAAATAGTTTTCTTCCAATTCATCAAACATATCCCATGCTTTATCAGTTCCTAACATTTTCGAGTGCCGACTAGCTCCTCGTTTGGTCCATAAGTAAAGTTGACTTGCAAACTTATTTATAGGCACATTACAATTTGTAAGATGGCTCTTAAATTCCCTTAATTCTTGCCCTTCTAGTTTGTAATAGTGTTTTCCTTCGATAAATTTATCTTTATTACGATTGAAATTAGTTGTTATTTGAGTTTCACTAACCCCATAAAACTCAGCTAGCTGTTCTGTTGTTAATAAACGTTGATTGTGTAGTTCAATAATTTGCGGTGTATTCATTCCTTTTTTCTCCCTTCTTCAAATCTTTGCGACTAGGCGTATTGTTTCCCATACGTGCTTTTTTCGCTTTTCTGTTTTTCTTCTTGACTTTCTTTCCAGTCTTGCCCATTATTTCTTGTTCCCCTCTTGGATGATTACTAGCATAGAAACGAAAAGTACAATAAAGATAAAAGGATAGATCATTCTTTTTCCTCTCCCACCTCAGCACAAAACGCATTTCTTATAAATATTGCATTCAATTCTTGTTTTCTTAGTTTTGCTACTCTGCGGTGTCTGTTGTTCATATCAATCAACTCCCTAATCTGAAAGTGTCGTTTATACTTGATCTAAATTCTTTTAAGTGGTTCTCTACCACAGAATCAGTCACGTTAAAACGATCAATTAATACAGGAGCTGCCATATCTTTCAAATAACTTTGTCTGATAACTATTTCAGTACCATCAGAAAGTTTGGATTTAACTTTGCGACCATTAATAATTGACTGAACGTCTGCTTCGCTTAGTGCTATTTCGTATTTCATTCCGCTTCCTCCAATCTAACCGCTGGACCACATGCCACAGAGTGATTAAACTCATTTAACAGCCACAGCCTCTCTTAAAATTCTCTTTCATACGAGCAATATCTTCTTCAACTTCTTTAAGAACTGATTTTTCTTGATTGATGTCTTTCTCAGAAACACCCTCACGCTGAATATACATTTCTAGGGCATGCTTGATGATGTGCTGGCGTTTATATTCTTTCATTCCTCTTCCTCCAGCACAACAACTAGCTCATCAGTATCTTCGCAACGTATTTCAAAAACATCTCTATGTGAAAAACGTCCAAAAACCTCTTCACGAGAATAATGAATGCATTTACCTTGATTAACTGTACGAACCCAAAAAGCCGTTCCAGCGCCAACCACATCTAGCAACTCTTTTACTGTTATAATCATTCTTTTCCCCCCTGCTCCAATCCCCATTGAGCAAATGCTGCTAGAACTTCAAATCTTTGTTTTTCTTTTAGTTTTTCCCATGCTTCTACATAAGGTAACGAGCCAGCACCTATTTCTAATTTTTCATAGACATCTTCTGCGAAATTCCACAAGGTGAACAGAACATCAATAGACTTTCATTCGCTGTCCTCCTACTTCTTCTCAGTCACCGTAAACGGCACAATACTTTCTGGCATGTAATTTACTTCGTATTTGTATTCATTGACCTTCGCGCCTTCTAAATCTTCAACCACATACATGTTCCAACTAGTCATGTTTACAAGATGTTTTTTGTACTCATTCTTTCCTGTTTCAACTAGAATAACGAGTTTATTTTTATCTTCCGTATCCACAGATATTCGACCGATCGCTTCAAACTCCACTTTGTCCGTTCGAGTATTGATCACTGTCACCCGACGAATCACATTAAAATTATCTGCTTCTTGGCTTACATTGTAGGAAACTTTATCGCTTTCTCTTCCGCAAGCTCCTAATGTGATGCCTATTCCTAATAAACTGATAAATACAATTAATTTTTTCATTTGTTTTCCTCCTCAATCTCACATGCTTTTTCAAACTCGTTAGTGATACGTTCAAGCGCCTTTTTGTACTCAATAATACTTTTTATCACGTAACCTTCTCTCATCACGTAGTCACGCTGTATGGCTTTTAAACACATGCTCAACGTTTGATAGTATCCAATAAACGAAACCCCTTCTACTTTTTCACCTTTGCTATTTACGGTATATTGAATATTCCCTTTTTCATCAAGAATCACTCGTGATAAAACAATATTTCTGCAATCACTCGTTTCAGTGATTCGATAGTTTTCAATTTTCATATCTAGCATTCCACAGCCCTCATTTCTGTAAATGGAACAATCGTTTTTCTGTGGTATCCAACTGCTAAACCGTCATCGTCTGGATGAATACTATCAATCGTTACCATCGCTGAATTGTCATAAACATGTTTTACGTATCCTGAGAACGGATGAAGCCATGGTGTTTCTCTATTTGAATCGCAACAGAAGCATTCGACTTCTTGGTTAACTTCTGGAATGAATTTCTTTTTTTTGCTCATGCTTACTCACCTCTTGTTTCAACCAAGCCTGATTTGATTTTGACTGTTTTTCTTTTCTCAAATTTTTCCTTTTAAGTGGATTGATTTTATTAGTTTTTTGAGAATAATCTTTTACCTCCACTACTTCGCCATTACTCACATAGGCAGCTAATTCTGCCATTTCCTTTGATTCATAACGTTTAGCTCCTTTTAAGTTAGGAACTCCATATCCTTCTGAATCGACATAACACATTGCTTTTACAACGTATGCCACACTTAAACCTCCAATAGCTAATTTCTAAATGCATTGCGTACTGTGTACGCTTCGTTAATGATTTTCTTCAACGTATCCGACGGATAGATTCGATGACTTGCTTTCTTGGTATCTTGTTCATATAACCAAGCAAGCTGTGCTAGAGTATCATCATCAAGAGAAAATCTCGGTCTTTTCTTAGGTGTCCCACCTGTTTGTTTCGGCTGTCCCACCTACGCAGTCGCTCCTTCTATTTCTTTTGAATAAAGGGATACCTCTACTCTTGGCTGTTTCGCATCTACTACGAAATGATGTGTGATTTCCACGATTTCATTCCAGCCATCATTTGGTAATGCTCCTGCATTGACTAAGCCATCAAGAATAAACTTAACGGCAAACGCAATGTTATCAGGGTCTTTCCGTCTGTTTTTCATGTACCAAGTAATGGACAAGCACACAGGGAGCTCGAAAGATAAGCCTTGTTGAATAGCCTCTAACACGGCTCGTTTACACCGATTGGTGTTTTTCTGTTTGACTTGATTTCCCTTCATCGGATGCGTTCGTTGAATATTGATAAATTCGTTTAAACTCATCAATTCTCCAGGAATATAGAACGTGTTCATGCGATCGCTCCTTTTACTGGTTGATATCTAGCATTTTCAAGATAACCATATCCTTGTTTTTTCTCGTCTTCTGCAATACCGATAGCCAACCATTTCGCTTCTTCTGCTTCATCGTACATCTGATTTTCTTGTAAAATTTTTACTTGCTGTTCAAGTAACTGCACTAGTTCACTACGGTATAATTCATTTTCTTGGAAAATCTGTTTATACTCCATGCCAGACATACGATATTTCCCTCGTTCTCTACACATGATGTCACTTCCTAATCGTATCGAAAGTCATAATCGATGGAAAAATCCATAAACTGTGGAATAAATTTAAACGGTATACACCCAGTCATTCCTTCACGATTTTTAGCAATCTGACAATCAACAATCTTTTCGTTTTGCTCATTCCTTGATAACAACAAAACAACATTTGCATCTTGTTCTAAACTGCCAGACTCTTTTAAATCTGCTAATGTTGGCTTCTTTTCTGCTCGTTGTTCCATTCCACG